CGAAGCCCGGGCCCGGTTTCGAGCAAACCGCAGGTACAGGCCACGATTCTCGATGTCGCGCAGGTCGCGCACGGTGCCAACAGCCTGTCGCTTGATCTCGGCATCAGTGATCTTGACCGCGGCGCTGGTCATAGTGCCTTCCTCGCTGCGCGCTCTACTTCTGCCTTCCGCTCACGACGCTTCCGCTCGAAGTCTTCGATGGAGCGCTGACGGCGGCGCTCAATGAAATGACCAGCTATCACGCCGACAACAACGACAAGAAAGACAGCGATCCAAAATTGCTCTGCTGGAGTCATGCAGCCACCACTGTAGGAGCGAGCCTCCGGTAAGCGCGGATCTGCTCCATCGCGTCGAAGTGTCCCCTACACACCACCGCCAGATAGCCCTGGTCATTGAGCTTGCGAATGCGTTCGTGCTGACTCGGTGAGATCGGGGCATCGTTCGGCGGTGTAGCCTTGAACTCGATGTACAGCCCGAAGTAGCCACCGCGAGCCATGGTCAGCACCAGATCGGGAATACCGGCGACCACGCCCTGCTCTTTCAGCTTCATCGCCACAAGTACGTGCCGGTGACCACCGTTAGGGACGTGATAAACCAAGTCGGCTACGTCTGGCATACGGATTCGCAGCTCGGCCATCAACGCGGCCTGCTCCTGCCCTTCACGGTCGACTGACTTGGCGCGGACGACCTTCTGCTTGAACAGCTTCGGACTGGCCATCTTCATTCCGGCGCCCTCGCTTGCTCCAGCTCGATCAACAACTCGAGAAAATGCTTCGCCTTCTGCAAATCGGCGATCCCGCCCTTGTCGCGCCACCGCGTCACGTACTTGATGACGCTACCTTCGGCGAACGGGATGCTGTTCGCGTGGATGTATTCAATCGGCTGGATCTTCAGCGATTTGTAATGACCGCCAGCGACTTGGGTGTTCAATGCACTCATGCGGATGCTCCAGCGCGGCGCGCGCGCAGTTCAGCCAGGGCTTTATTGCCAACATCGGGAGTTCGTTGAATTTGCGGTGCTGCCAATTCCGCCACCGGCACTGGACCGAGCTGCTCACCCATCCAAACCTTGCGAACCTGCTCCAGATACCGCTTCTCGAAGCTGACCAAGCCAAGTTCTCGGCTGAGCAGTGGCAGGCTGTTAAACCCAGCGGCGGCGGTTGCGTGGTAGACGGCCGGGTGAAACCACTTCGCAACGCCGTGCATCGTTGGGTGGCAGTTACGCAGGGCCTGCTTGTACGCCGTCTCCACGTTCGGCAGTGGTGGACTGAGCATTTCCGGCATAGGCACGCAGCCTTGAATGAACTTGCCGACACTCGGAATGAAGTCGGAGGGCTCGGCGCGGCAGCGGATCAGGCCGATATCGATCTGTTCCTGGGTGCAGATGCCGTTTTCGATGAACGCTTGTAACCAGGTGGCTTTCGATTCCTTGTAGGCCTTCGCGTCCGGCCAAGCCTGACGCCATGCGGTGCGGATCGACCGCAGCTGCCGGAACAACTGGTTGATCACCTTTCCGGTTTCGTGGGCCTGATCCTGCTGGGCCTGCACCGCAACGTCGGTGGTTGTGTCGATGAATTCGCCGTGGCGAACCTTGGTCACCGCCTGTGCCGCTACCGTGGAAACTGCTCTCATTTCGCACCCCCATTCATCCATTCGGTGTTTTCGTCATCGAACTCGTCCGCAGCGGCAGACGATGCGGATCCCGCTGCCTTGACGCGCTCACGCTTGACCCAAGCGACCAGACGGAAGCACCAGCCCGCTGCGCTGTCGACGGTCGAAGACTTGGCGACGAAGAACCCCTTGAACCCCGCGAGAAGTTCGTCAGTGACCGAGTCGTCAGGCAAGCCAGCGATGGTGAGTTGATCAGCCAACGCCTTTTCACTCGGTGCCCAGGTGGTGAACATGGCGAAGCGTTGGCGATCATCGGCAGCGAGGGCCTGACGATCCTGCTCGGCGATTACTTCGGAAATCTCGCGCTGCTGCTGCTCTTCGGTTACTTGATGGTTAATTGATGTATTGGGTGCAGTGGCTGCACCCCGTTCTGTCGTAGGCTGCACCCCGTTCCGTTGTGAGTTGCACCCCGTTGCGTCATCTGCACCCCGCTTTGTACGGGGTGCAGGATTTGCACCCCGCAACAGTTGAAGGTCGTAAACGACTGGGCGGCGGTCATGACGGTCGATGTGCACGGCAGCGATTGCCTGATTGCCCTTCTGGATCAGTCCGGACTTCTCCAAATCGTCGAGCTTGTACCGGACGGTACGCTCTGACAAACCGGTGTCTTGGGCCAGGGTAGAGGCAGATGGAAAGGCACCCGCGCCGTTCGAACCGGCGTAGTTGGCCAAGCACAGCAGCACGTGACGCGCGCTTGAGTCTTTCAGGGATGCGGTAGGCAGAGAGAGCGCCCAGGACATTGCTTGAACACTCACAGCGTGATTCCTTGAAGTTGTTCAGCCAGCGTGACGATGCCAGAACGGGTCACCATCACTTGCTCGACTACCTTGATGTCCTGCCCTTCCCCGCCGCCGACCTTGACCAGCTTGTGCTTGAGCCAGCCGGTGTTTAGCCGCGGCTGATACGCTACCCAACTCGAATGAGCGGTACGGCGATGTATCCAGCGGTTCTGGTTCAGCCAGGCGAATAGATTCGTTGGCCGAATGCCAAGGATCTGAGCGGCAGTAGTTATGCAGACGTCACCCTGTGTCTTAGCCAAGCGATGGAGTGCTTCGACTTTCGGAGCTTGCTTGGCGATGACCTGCTGAAGCTGGTGATTTTTCTCGGCTTGATCTGCAGCGAGCCGAAGTGCCTCGGCAAAACTGGTAGGGATTTCCAGATGGCCAACCACTCTCGATTCCAACTCCTGCCAGCGATCGATGATGCGTGCACGAAGCTCGACGCTATACCCGGAAACAACTACCAGGGTGTCACGCTGAGAGAGAAGGAATTCACAGTAGACTTGGCCATTCTGCGGATGCACATAGGGGGTGTCGTTTGAAGAAACGACACCCTTGGCAACGTAGCTACGGATGGTTTTCAGAACGTTGTCGTGCGTGCTGCCGGTCAGCGCGGCAATTTCGCGTGACGACATCGTGTGACGCGACACGTTTTGCGGCTGGCCAAAAAGTGTCGCGACATGGCGGGTATTGCCGGGGGTGATCTGGTTGTGCATAATCATCTCCACAAAGTTTTGCCGCTGTTGAAAAAGCCGACCTCGTACGTCGGCTTTTTTGTGTCTGTGATTCAGGCAGCCTTGAGCGATTCGCGCAGGATCTGCAGCGCGTCGATTGCTTCAAGAATTGCTTTCTCGCCTTGGGCTTTTTCGTGCTGGCTGATGTGGTTGTCTGAGGTGGCGTCAAAAATCAATCGACCCACGTCACCGCACTCAGCGGACAAATTGCCTAGGGCAACCATCAAGGGTTTGACGGCCGGCTTCTCGCGAGCAGTCAGGTCGAAACCGAACTGGTCAGCGAGTGCCATCAACGGACGCATGTCACCGGTGTGCAGCAAGATCCCGAACAGATGCTCGATGGTCAGGTGATGCGCATCGTTGTCAGGGTTTGCACGCTGGAGGAGGCCTACATGAGCAACGCCCATCTTTGCCGCCAGCGTTTTAGCTTCGTTGTCCAGAACAGCGTTCTGGCAGGCCCGCAGAAAGTCTTCCATTCGTAAAACCTCGTTACAGTTTCCGTGGTGGCTTGATGCCAACAAGGCGATCATTCGTTTATCAGCTGGTTGGGGATGAGCCCGCGGGCTAAGTGGCAGAAAAGGTTTCTGCTGGATAAAGGTCCGGGCGTAACTCTTGGCGAGAAATACCAGTAGCTTTTTCGATAGGAAGGGCCTGACGTGCGGGTACACCCCTGACTTTCCAGTAGGAGACCGCCATCGGGGTCACATCGAGGAGTTCAGCAAGGGCTTTGCCCGAGCCAGCGGCCAAAATTGCGCGCTCTAGAGGTGTAGGCTTCATAAACATTCCGCCGCCGGCGAGTAAACAAGTGTCAACGATACGTTTATTTAATAAACGACGCAAGACGAGTAAACTTTGTGTTTATGACTACTGAACATTCAGGCGATCGCCTACGCCGAACAATGCAAAAGAAGGACATGTCGCCTACGACGGTGGCTGCCGCCTTGAAGATCACTACGCAGACGCTCAACAATTGGTTTTCCCGTGGTGTTCCCGGCAGATCACTTTTTCATGTTGCAGCCCTTCTTGGTGTGAACATGGAGTGGCTACAGGATGGGGTTGGGCCGGAGACTTGGCCGCCAGAACGCCTAGTGCCAATTGAGAAAACCGAACCTAATGCCATGATGCTTGGCCAGGTTGATGTGTGGGATGACAGCACTCCACTGCATGACGACGAGGTCTGCGTGCCGTTTTTAAAGGAGGTTGAGTTGTCAGCAGGACGCGGCAGGACGGCGGTGCAGGAATCGTCAAATAGGAAGTTGCGGTTTGGCCGCATTAGCCTCCGCAATAAAGGTGTCGATCCTAGCAACGCGAAATGCGTGACCGTGGCAGGCAACAGCATGGAGCCTGTATTGCGCAATGGCGCCACTGTTGCTGTAGATACAGGCAATACGCGCATTATTGATGGGGATATGTTCGCTATTGACCACGCCGGGCAGCTGCGCGTGAAGCAGGTTTATCGACTGCCTGGCGGAGGAATACGGCTTCGCAGCTTTAATCGAGATGAGCATCCAGACGAGGAATACACCACCCAGCAAGTCCAGGACCAAGAGATTGTTGTGCTCGGTCGAGTCTTCTGGTCTGGCGGGTATCATTAAGCCTTAATCCTCATACAAGAAGCCCGCCGCGTGCGGGCTTTTTGTTGTCAAAAATTCCCCACCTGACCTCCTCCACCGTCATCGACAAGCCCGCCGCGTGCGGGCTTTTTTGTGGGCGAAATAAACACATATAAACAAATTGTGTTGACGTGTTTATAAACGTGTTGTTTACTACACCCATCGCAGCGACACACAGCCACTGCGAAGGCACCAACCGCTCTTTAACAGTCAGCGCAACAAACAACAGACCGCATTGCCTCTACCGGCGACCGGGGAGCAGACAGGCCCGAAAGCCTGCCAACGACAGGAACAACCTGGACGGTTGCTCGATGGTGAAACGCCAAAACCGTGTGAATGACCCGGCAAGCAATGCGCCCCGCCCCTCCAGCGGTAATAGGACGGACAGCATCACTGAGCAGCCTTCTCGTGAGGGCTGCTTGGGATGACAACCGACAGGTAATCACCCATGAAGCACGCAGCAGCAATATCCCAGCTCGAAATTCACGCCTCCAACTGCGAGAACAACGCAGTGATCCAGGAGCGCGAAGGCCAGTTCGAAGACGCCGCGAACAACCGTACCAACGCTGCCGATTACCGGCAGGCAATCGAAGCGCTCCAGGCTGAATAAGCATCGCTGCTGCACCTTGGCGACAGGGTGCATCGGGATGTAACCCACCCCAGAGGATTCAACATGTTCGGCAAACTGTTTGGCAAGAAATCCGGCGAAGCCCGTCAGGCCCTCGCCGTGATGACCAACCGCGATCTGATGCAGGCTTCGGTCTACGGCGTCTTCTATGTGGCTTCTGCTGATGGCGACATCGAAAAGGAGGAACTCGAAAAGATCGAGAAGCTGATCAACAACTCAGCAGCACTGAAAGGCTTCGGCGCCGAGCTGAGCAACACCATCGACCGCGCCAAGGCCGACTACAACGACGGCGGCCCGCGCATCATCCGCCAGAACGCCGAGAAGGAATTGAAGGACCTGGCCCACAGCGTCGACGACGCCTCGACCGTCCTGAACTTCATGCTCACCGTGGCTGAGGCTGACGGCGAGATCGAACAGGCCGAAATGGCGGTGCTGGAGAAGGCCGCCAAGATCATGAACCTCAACCTCAAAGACTACCTGTAGTCATGTTCAGCAGGTTCAGCAACAAAGCACGCTCGCTGGCAGCCTACGGTCTCGCTGGCGGAGTCGTCTTCGTCGATTCGGCAAGCCGCATCTTTTCAATGGTTGGCGACCTAATTCTGGTCGCTCTGCTGCTGGCCGTGTTGATGGCCGGCCGAGGTGGTGACAATGGCAAAGGTAAGTAGCTCTGCCCAGTCGGGCGGTGTCAGCGTACTGGGCCTGTTCGGCGTCCTGTTCGTGGGCCTGAAACTGACCGGTTACATCGACTGGTCGTGGTGGTACGTGACTATGCCGTTCTGGGGTGCTTTTGCCCTGTTCCTGGTCATCGGCTCGCTCTGCCTTCTCGGGTGGCTGCTAACCAGGCTCTTGAGCGCAAAGCGGTAGGCATCACTTCTGCCCATTCAATGAGTGGGCAGCGGGATGCGGATGTTTCTGCACCGCGCAAAGCGGCCCCCTGCATCCAGTAGGACCGGAAACAAATTGCACCTAACCGGAATAGTTTTTCCACTCCACTCCAACTGAAGGTGACCGCCATGAAATAGACCATAACCCGAAGATCGCTGCATCTGTGAAAGGCCCGAACGTCCACGGGCCTTTCTTTTGCCCCGCCTTTATCCGTCAGCACTCTCCCCTACACCCAACGGCAACCTGCAGGCGGCCCGAGTGCTGACGAATACACGCAACCCAACCGAGGAATCGCCATGCATCCATCAATACAACAGCGAGTCGAAGGGGTTGCGGCCCTGCACGTTCGCTCAAGCATCGCCACCGCCGCGTTCTACGCCCTGATCGGCAAGGAGCAGCCCGTGCAAGAGATTCGCTACCAAGTCAAAACCAAGGGCAACGCCTATCACATCGTCGAGCGTTCGACCGGCTTGACCAAGGGCTTCCGCTGGACGTGGAAGGAGGCAGTCAACTTCGCCCAGGTACTGGAAGCGCGCGCCGATGGCATCAAGCTCTCGCTGTCAGGTGATCGGCAATGATCGGCGCACCAATGCCCAACCCGCGGGACTCGATCATCGCGAACCTGAACCAGCAGCTGGATCAGTTCTTCGGAGCCGGCCGCACGGTGCAGGAAATTGCCGCCGGTGTAACTGGTGAGAAGGAGGCCATGTTCGGCACCTCCCACAGCAACAAGCTGCGGATCGAGCGCAACAAGCAGGCGCCGCGCCTGAAGGAGCTCGCCACCGCTGGTAAGACGGTGATCCAGGCCGCCAAGGAAATGGGCATGGAAACAAAGCGCGCCAGACTGATCGCCCGCGAGAACGACATCAAGTTCCAGAGCCCGCCGTGAGACGCATCAGTAACCAGGTGCGCCAGCGCCGACGACAGACCTGGCTGGATCTACCAGCCCACGGAATTGAAGAGACAGGCCATGGCCAAGAGCAACGCAGATATTCAGAGGGACAAGCGCGCCAAGGAGAAAGCCCTGCTCGATCGGATCGGCGCCGAGAAGCGATCGCTAATTGTGTCGAAGGCGCTGGCTGATGCACTTCAGGTGCTGGGCGAGCGCCACGGCTTCGAGGAATGGCAGGAGACGGTTTCGGTGTTCCTAATCAACCTCGCCGCCGCGCCCGTCGAAGAGTCCACCCGTTTCACCAGCATGTCGCGACCCGAATTCGTCATCACTGAAAAGCAGTCGCGACAGCTTGAAGAGTTCGCCAAGACCGGCATTGATATTTGACGTAACGCTTCAATTCATCTTGTAAACATGAGGGCTGATGGCCTCTAATTCCTTCTTGATTTTCAATCTAAGCTGCTCAATAGATTGAAACTCCCCAAGAGAAATCTCCACAGATAGCTTTATAAGTTTTCCAACTTGCTCATCAGTTTCTTGAATATTCTTGTCAGCTTGTTTTATGTCAGCAGCGCGAGTACTGCCCTCGACTCTGGGCAGATTAAAAATTCGCTGTCCCTCAAGATCATATCTGTCCAGCATTCTTTCAAACATTAGTATTTGTTGATCCAGCATTTGTAGTTGAGTAGTTTTGTACTCGGCAAGCCTAGCGCTCACACCATCGGCCACGAAATGAGCGCTCTGCTCAAGCTGAAGATCAATTGTGCGAAGCAGAGCGATAAGCGTAATAAGCGATATGCATGGCCCGATGAGGCCTCCAAAAAAGGATCCTGCATCAGACCAATTACCCGACTTGTGCGAAAGCCCAGTATTGAAAACACTTAAGTAAAATCCAACTACAACAAGAACAAAAGCTGCCAAACCAATTAAGCCGATGCTTAAAGGCCGCCCCCAGCGCCTTACAAACCCCAAACCAGCATCCATTCTTCTTCCCTTTCCGCTTAATAAGTAATCCCACTTTTCCGAACAGCGGGTGCTAGCCCCAAGGATAACTCATGTCCGCACAACAGAAGAAACACCCCTTCGATTTCAAAACTCAATACGGACTCGGCTTCAACACTCAGGACGATGAGATCGTTGTCGACTTCTTCTGCGGTGGTGGCGGCGCCGGTACCGGACTGGAAATGGGCCTTGGCCGCGCGGTGAATGTCGCGAAAAACCACAGCCCTCAGGCAATCAGCATGCACACCGTCAACCACCCGGGTGCGGTGCACTACACCACCGACGTGTTCGACGGTGATCCGCACACCGAATGCGGCGGCAAGGCCGTGGGCTGGTTTCACATGTCGCCGGATTGCACGCACCATAGCCAAGCAGCCGGCGGCCAGCCTCGCAAGCGCGAGATACGGAACCTTTCGTGGATCGGCCTGAAGTGGGCCGGCAAGAAGAAGCCCCGCGTCATCAGCCTGGAGAATGTGAAGCAAATCCTCCAATGGGGGCCCCTGATAGCCAAGCGCGACAGGGCGACCGGCCGCGTCGTGAAGCTGGGCGGTGGCGTGGCGGCACCGGGCGAAGTGGTTCCTGTCCACCAGCAGTTCCTGGTGCCAGACCCGAAGCGCCGCGGGCAGACTTGGGCTGTGTTCGTTGCTGAGTTGCAGCACCTGGGTTACGACGTAGAGTGGCGGGTGTTGAAGGCATGCGACTTTGGCGCACCGACCAGCCGGGAACGCCTGTTCATGATCGCCCGTTGCGACGGCCAGCCAATCGTGTGGCCTGAGCCGACCCACGCCAAACACCCAGTCAAGGGCCAGAAGAAGTGGCGCACCGCCGCCGAGTGCATCGACTGGACGATCCCAAGCAAGAGCATTTTCGGGCGGCCGAAACCGCTGGCGCCGGCCACCCTGCGTCGGATCGCCAAGGGCATGAAGAAGTTCGTCATCAATGCCGCTGACCCGTTCATAGTTCCGATCGCGAACTGGTCCGGCGAAAGTGTGCAGTCAGTCCATGACCCGCTGCGAACGGTGACTTCTTGGCCGCGGGGCGGTTCTTTCGCCATGGCCAGCCCGATCATTGCGCCAGCCACGCACCAAGGCAGCGACCGAATCAACGATCCACACTCCCCGCTGCCAACCGTGACTTGCGCCAATCGTGGCGAGCTCACATTGATCAGCCCGGTGCTCGTCGGTGCTGGCGGTCCGGAGTACAGCGGAAAGCCCACGACAGCAGATCAGCCAGCCGGAACGCTTATGACCCAGAACCATCGCGCACTCGCCGCTGCGCATCTGGTGAAGTTCCGATTTGCAGACGAAGGCAAGGCGATCAACGAGCCGTTGCCGACCATCACAAGTGGCGGCAATTATCAGCGTCCGGCCGGAGCCGCACATGCGATGGGTATTTCGACGGTGTTCATGGCTCAGATGAATGGCGGCTTCAACACCACTGACGCCAAGAGCATCGAAGACCCGATGACCACAGTGTCCAACACCGGGAGTCAGCAGCAGCTGGTGACCGCCAACTTGGTGCACCTGCGCGGCAACTGCGATGCGCGTGATGCCTCCGACCCGCTGCACACCATCAGCGCCGGCGGCACACACCACGGTCTGGTCACTGCCTTCATGGAGCGCCAGTTCGGTGCCAGCGTTGGCCAGGCCGTGAACGAACCTGCCCCAACCATCACTGCCGGTGGTGGCGGCAAGAGTTCACTAGTCGAGCTCCAGCTCTCGCCAGAGGTTGAAGCCGGTGCGCTGCGGGTCGCAGCATTCCTGATCAGCTATTACGGCACCGAGAACATGAGCGCCGCCGACGCGCCGGCACCAACGATCACCACTAAGGATCGGCTCGGCCTGGTCACCGTCATCATCAAGGGCACGCCGTACGTGATCGTCGACATCTGCCTGCGAATGCTGCAACCGGCCGAGCTGTACATAGCCCAGGGCTTCCCTGCCGACTACATTATCAGCCACGGCGCTGACGGCAAGCCGTTCACCAAGACTCAGCAGGTACACATGTGCGGCAACAGTGTCAGCCCACCGCCAATGGCCGCACTAGCTCACGCGAACGATCCATGGCGTGTAGCAGAGCGCCAAGCGAAAGCAGAAGCCGCATAAGCGGCTAAATCAACTTCGCAGCAACATCCCAGTCAATCACCGGGATTCTTCCTATGCCTTGGTGTGCGGATAGCCACGAACGGCTGACATCGACATTGAATGTGTACCCGCGATCGTCCATTTCATTGATCGCTTTACGGGTGATTACATACGGCCCGCACACTGCGCAAGCACGCCCAATGCCATCGATATCGGTTTCCAGCTCCTGTGTCTCATCTGTACCGCATATCAAACAAAAATACTTAGTCATGCCAGCACCCTCGGTTGGTCGCTGAACTGTAGCTGATCCTTCAACACCCTCCACCGCCCGGGCATGACCCGGCATAGGACGCCCCATGCCCACAGAAAACAAACCGGCCGAGCCGCTACCGAGCTTGGCGACCGGTGCAGCCCTTGATTCGGCGACCTGGACTGACTTCGTCGAACGCCTTCGCTATGACTGCAAGGGTGAACGGGTCCGAGACCACTGCACCGCCGCCGCCATCTTCATTGTCGAGGCCCGCCGCATCGTATCCGGCCTGGACATGGATTACACCGACAAGCGTCTGGTGTACTGGGACAGCGGCGAGTCAGTAGCCTACTCGGTGAAGGAGTACTGGGACGGTTTGTCCAGCTTCGAGAAAAGCCAGCTCAATAAAAAGATGCAGACCTGGTCCGAGTGCCAGTTCATGAAGGCCGACGAGTCGGATCAGTGGTACGTGCTCGGCGAGCTGCCCGAACACACGGTCACCGGCTGGGACGATCGCTGGGAGTACGTCAACGCCCACTTCACCCACGCTGCCGCCGAAGCATTCATCAGGCGTAAGAAGCACGACTACCGCTATGGGATGCGCGTCTACGTCGAGTCGCAGTATTACGCCTGGGAGTTCGAGGCGATCAAGGCGGCAATCCTCGACGGCACGCTGACCTACACGCCGAAGGTTGCAGCATGAAGCGCACCTACCTCCGCTGGCCAATGAACGGCCTGAGAGCTCACCCAACTCTGGCCTAGCAATCCGTGCCTGGTAAAGAGCCAGAGTTGAGAGAGTGGCCACATGATATCAAATGGATCCAATCCTGTATTTAGGCTGAAAGCCTAATCGACACGGTAGTACTAACTACCC